CGTTTGAATCCAAAAATTTATTTACAAAATTTAATGGAGTCTCTTGAGCTTTTTTTAATTCAGAAGCACTGCCCGGAGTATAAACGACCTGATCTTCACCTATCTTGAATTTAAAACCTTTAAACTCGGTGTTAAAAACTTCATCGCTTTTTTTAACAAACCACTGTCTTTTGTGGTTTGCCTGCTCCTCTTGAGTTTTAGCTGCCTCAAGGTATTGCCTATATTCAATAAGTTCATCGTTATTAGCAGTGGCAGAACTTTCCCTTGACTCAAGGGGCTGTTTGTATTGTTCCTGCTGTTGTTTAAGAAACCTTTTTGCTTTGGCAATTTCTTTTTTCTTTGCTAGTTTTATTTTTTTGATTTCAGTTGGTTCATGAATTTCTTCATCAAACACAAAATCTTCCATCAATAAATCTATATCTTCAGAGTCTAAACCTTCTTCAGTTATAGAATAATATTCTCGTAGCAAAGCATCTGGACTTAAATCAGTGTAATCTCTTTGCAGTTTTGCAAAGTCATTAAACCCACGTCCAGTTTCTTTTTTATATTTGAGGTAAGCAGCAACGTCTTCAGGAAGCGGTTCGCTTTCCTCACGTTCACTAACCAACTCATCAATTGAATTGATTTCCTTACCATATCTTTTTCCAATATATGAAAGAACTTCATTTTCATCTAATTCAGTAGGTGTTTCTATTTGAGGCGGTTGCTCTTCAACAACTTGCTCTACAGGTTTTTCCTCCTGATCAGTATCATTTACTTCTTTTACTTCAACCTCCTGCTCTGGTTGTTCTTCAACCTTAACTTCAGTGGTTTCGACTTGCTCAGTTTGTGACTGAGTTTTCTCCTCATGCTTGTCAAGGAGTTCTTGCTCTATTTCTTGAGACGACTTTTCTTCAGTCGTTACTTCTCTTACTTTAATATCCATTTGATTTAATTTAATTTATTTGCAAAGTTACGCAAAATTTAAACACATTATCTTGGTTCAAACTCTGCTAAATCAAAACCATCTAATGTATCCTCGTTAGATTCAAAGTTCTGTGGAGGAAGATTATTCTTTCTTTGAGTAATCAGTTTAGATTGTTCTGTGTTTTGTTGACTAATTCTATCACTCTTAGCTTTTTCTTTATCAGCTTCTCTTTGGGACAACTGTGCTTGTGTCATACCTTGGAGCTGTAAGTTATAATTAAACTCTTGCTGCATAAGCTGAGCTTTAAGCTGAGCTTCGGCTTTTTGTTTTTCTATTTCAAAAGCTACATCTGCCTGTCTATATTGCATTTTAGCTTGAGTTTCAGCTTGTATCTTTTGCATAGCTACTTGAGCAGCTAACTCTTGAGATTTTAATTGTTGCTGAGTAATCATAGCTTGCTTCTGCATTTCAATTTGTTGATCCTGTTCTTGTTTAGCTTTACGTTTTACTTTAAGAAGCTGGTTGGCAAGTTTAAGATTTTTAATCTCACGTATATCAATAGCATCTTCCAAATTAATATCGCCTTTTGATAATGCCATTTGAATATTTTGCTCAAGCATAGCTTTTTGTTCTTCATCAGGAGACAACTCAATAAAGATTCCAAAGTCATATATATATAAATCAGATATTTCTCCAAGTATACTAACGTTGTATTTTCCTATTTTATTAATAAAATCTTCTTTAAAATCTGAGTACTCTAAAATATCCGCTACCCTGTAAGTTAGCGCTTCTGCTAACGTTCTATATATGTAAAGACTTCCATCTAATATATGACGAGTAGCAGTATTAGAACTTAATGCTGCTAGTTTCTGAACACCTACTAAAGCGTCAGAGTTTGCTATAGTACCGTCTCTCGCTTCATTTAAGCCTGTTACAGCACGAATCATGTCTAAGTAGTGGTTAAGGTTACCTATGAGCATTTGTGCCTTAGAAGCTCCCGAATTGCTTGTGAGCTGCTGTATAGGAACTTTACCCTGATTGAAGTCACCCTCTTGAGTATAACTTCTACCAATAACAGAACCTGTTTGGAAATAAAGTCTTAATGCGTCTTCTGGATTATATGCCGAACCTGTTCCTAAATCTACCTCGTTCAATCCATCTGCATCTATATATACACCATCTGGAACTGTTCTAGCTATAACTTGTTGTAGTTTCAAATGAGTCATCTGAATTAAATCGGCATAAGGTATCATTCTTCTTACAAGAGACTCTATAACTCCTTTATACATTCTTGGCGCTACTGCTACATAATTAGGTATTGCGTGTTGCGATGAAGACTTAGGCCTTACCATGTTTTTTGCAAGCTCCCATTTTAAAATTATGTTTGTTCCCATTACCATAACACCATCATACCAAACATCAATTGTTTTTTCAACCTTTTCAAACTTTCCTTCTTCCATCATTTCATCAGGCGGATTAAAGCCATCATCTTTTTCAATCATTCTTATGTTTCCATTTTCATTTATTTTTTTCTTATAAACCATTTTCTTCGTGGTTTTATAATTAAAATACATCAATGTACAAGTGTCACGATAAAATATATCGTTTTCATAAAACTGAGCAACGTTGAAATAATCATACCAGCTTTGTGAATATTTAGATATTTTATCTAAATCTTCATTTGTAAGGGTAGGGTCAATCTTAATAAGTTCAGCAATTGGAACTGTTTTAATTTCACCCCAATAAAAACAATCTTTAAAATGAGGATCTTCTGTATAACTGTACACAACATTAGCAGGGTCAACATAAGAAACATTTACACCAGCTCCTGGTAGAAACTCGTGTTTTGCTACAGCCATACCCGTCACCATCATGTCGTAGTCTAATCGCTTACGTATATCATTATAATGATTCTCGGCAAACATAGTGTCAATCGCCTCTTCTTCAGCAATCTCTATGGCTGGTTTGTAATTTAAATTCATATAAAGCGATAACTCTTCGTCGCTTGCTGGTAATTCATCAGGGTTCATAATAAAAGGATCAAACCCTGTATTTTTTTGTACTATCTCAAGAACGTCTTTTGCAGCCATTTGTCCTTCAATCATTTCTTGATACTTACTTCTTTTTGATTGCGATAAAGCATCCTGAGCGTAAGCTTTTACTTTGAAAAGTCTATCAGACATACCATTTACAACAATGTCAACGAACTTTGGAATTATAGGAACTGGAGTCCAGTCTAAATTAAGGTAAGATAAATCACCATCTACGGCTAATTCATTTTTATATTTTGCTATTG